CAAGTCCCAGTTCTTATTACCTGTACCGAACTGCATACTAAATGTCTGTGCAATAGCAATAGCACACTTAGAACGCACGATATTTACATCTGGACGATCTGTGTAGTTTACCAGCTCAAATGGAGTCTCTCTATTAATCAGAGTACCAGAGAAAGCAAGCTTACCAAAGAACAGAGCAGAAGAACGCAGCCACTGGTCTTCCTTTACAGTACGCTTGATAGCGCGACTACGAAACTTCTCTTCCACAGAAAGGGCTAGAGACTCTAGTAGCTCCTCGCGCTGACGTTCCTGCTCCTTACGCTCTTCTTCAAGAGCATCCAACTCTTCTTCAGAGAGTTCAACTTCGGCTACGTCAATGTCTTCTGGTAGATCGGCCATTAAATATTGTACCTACGGGGTCCCTGATACACGGGAGCTTTCACAATCTGGTCGATAGACCGCGCCTTTCTTAGGCTAACTACTAAGTATCTCAGGCAATCCATCAAGTGATCTTTCTCCTTGATGATCTTACCCTTGTCATCTCTGCGGTAAAGTACGTATTCCTTAGCGAAGTTGTGCATATGGTTAAACACTTTCAGCTTACCAGCTGCCATACGCTGCCATACTTCTTGGATGCCGGGCTCCACCGCATTGTCTGCTTCAGAAACCTTAAGCCCTAGATTGCGGTATGTCTCAAACAACTGAGTACCATCGCCTTGTGACTTACCTTTCGATGCCGGATCAATTACTCCGGGAATCCATTCACCCCTGCTACGTATCGAGTGTGCATGTACCGCCGGCGGCTGATGCTGCACGTAATGTTCGTCGTACAAATAAAGAGTGTCTGTGTTAGGATCAAGCGCACCCCACAGGGCCGCTGTTCTATTCCAGCCTACGTCAAAAGCGTATAGACGCTTGAAGTGAGCAGGGATTGGGAATGGATCAACCAGCATACCCTCAATCGACAGAGGATACACGTTACCACTACCCATTGACGGAACACCAGTNGANCGAGTCTCTCTTAGATGCGGCTCAGAGCCGTCTAGAATCTTATTCTTCTCGTCTTCGTCTAGCCAAGGAGCGTCATTCCATCCCGCCTGAATGATAGCCTTGTAGCTTTTGTGATCCACAAGCTGCACACTTGGGTCTTCTTCATCAGACTCCGGCTCCGGAATACCAATGATGCGCTTAGCGCCCGCAAGATAATCAGCGTCCTCACAGAACTTTACCACCAGAGGGGTAAGACCCTTTAGTGGTGTGAAGGTAACGTAGATTATTCCGCCTGTTGTCATTGTACGGACCAAGCATTCGTTATAAATGTTGATCGGAATGATTTCGTCAGGCCAAATCCAATGAAGGTCTGTTCCGTAGAATGCTTCAATTGGCTGTTCGTAGTTTTTAAAGCCGATTGTGGAGATACCACCCGACTTATGCTTGACATGTAGCATGTCGATACCCTGAGGTACACCAGACAAAGACCACATGCGAATGATTTTATCAGCAGGAATCATACCAGTACCCCAGCTTCCGGGCATNCCTAGCAGTTCCTTCTGTACGGTGTCACGCGTAGAGCGCGCAGTTGAGCCGATTGCCCATCCACGAGTAGGGCCATCGAATCTCTTACCCTCCCACCAATCAGGATACTCTCCTGTTGCGTGATAAGTAGACTCAAGAGCACCACTGACCGTCTTACCTACACGGTTAGCAGCCATGAAGAGGCGCTGACCATAGTCCTTGCCAGCAGCGAAGAAGGCTTTGTGCTTCTTGCAGTTGTCAATACTGAAAGGCGTTCCGGGTACGAACCATCTGTCCATACCGCTAGTCTCTTGGCGCTTCTTGTACTCATCAAGAAGCACGTTGAGCTTAGCTAACGCCACAATTTCATGATCCTTTGCAGTCCCACTAGCCTCGGGCAGTACATCACCAATATTATCTGTGGCTGTAAAGTCTACCGGGGTGTAGAGGGATGCAAGGGCTGTATCATCCAGCTGGAATTTACTCACTGAGTTCCTTCACTAGCACTGGCTGTAGTACTCGTTGCGCATCAGCCAGCTCTGGATGATTTTGCTTGACCAGCTGACCCACCTTCTGGTAGATTTGCTGGCGAAGTTCATCAAGATTGATGTTGGTATTTTCGCCGACGCTGGTTGTTTCAACCTTATCAGCCCAACCAAACTTGTTCTTCATGTAGAAGCTGTATAGAGAGCTATTGAATGCTTTATTACCGACATTCTTACGCGCTAAACTTTCCCAGAACGCAGCAGAAAGTGTACGACCAAACTCTACGAGCTTCGCAAAGGAAGCATTATCTGCTAGCTGGGTATGAAACTCACGGATCGTGATGTTCAGAGCGGCGGCCACTTCAGCATCCGAGAAGCCTTGACGGTAATTCTCGATAAGCTCGTTAGCCCATGATGTAGTAGTACCCAGCATTGCAGACATTAGTTGATTTCTTCTGGGGCAGGAGAGTTGCTAAGCCAGCCACCCTTACCATCTGGTGCCTGATACTTGCTAACTTCCTCGGCTGTAATTGTAACAGCTAGCGGATAAGCAGCAATTGAATCACCACTCTGATCCACGCCTACTAGTACAACCTCAACCTCACCAGTCTCGGAATTACGTGCTTCCATAATTCCGATGCGGTTGGTAAGTGTTGCGTGATAGTACATCTTCAATAGTCCCTTCAGGATACCAAGATGCTCATCACTCTTATCATTAGTAAAGCACATTAGCAGTGCTTCGTTACTCTGTTCTGCCTTATCCATTAAATACGCTCCGGGGCTTTGTACTCCGCAGGGATGGTCTGTGTAGCCATTCGTGCGACTAACTCTTTAGCACGGCTACCGACTTGGCGGTACCAAAGAGAGAGCTTCATATTACTTGCAGCTTGTTCGTAGTTCTTTGCTGCGATAAACTTGAGAGTGTTCTTAAAACTAAGTAGACCATAGATGCCCATGTTGAAAGCCATATTAATCAATACGCTCTTTGTGACATTGGACGCATCTTTGTACCAACTCAACTTAGAAGAAAGAAGAGCATCCATTTGCAGGATATGCTCTTCTAGTTTACGTTCCGCCATTTGGCGGCTAATACGGCCATCTGGTGTGACCTTTGATGTAAAGCCGAAGCCATAGGTCCACGGCTTACCATCTTCCTCATTGAGGTCTGTGACAAGGGCTAAGAGTTCTCTTGCAGACTTATAGCCCCAAGGAAGATGCTTATAGCGTCTTGCTATCTTAGACAGAGGATCAGGGTAAGCAAACTCACGAAACCCCTCGTGCCTCTCCAAGTCGGATTTGACTTGAAGGAGCAGAGGGGTTGAGCATGAACACAAATACGGATCAGTCATTAGGCTTGTGGATTAGTATCGTAGTTAGTATCAGTCACACCAGCATCAGCATTAAGCTTAGTAGCTAGAGCCGCAGCCCATGCATTAAGGTTTGTAATGGATGTAGTATGAGCAGCAAGAGTTGCTGCGTCGGAACCACTAGCATCAGCTAGAAGCTTTTCTAGCGTCTTACGCTGGATTAGGTCGAAACCAAAGAACCGGTCAAATCCCATGTGAAATCTCCTTTTGAGAATGATGGGGGTGTGGGCGCTACCCACGATACCGCTAGGCTATAGCTTTGTTGCTTGGCACCCCGTTAAGGAATCGAACCCAAAGTAGCAAGCTTCGTAGGCTCGCCCCTAGTTCCACTAGCCGAGGTATGTGGCACCCCTAGAAAGAGTCGAACTCTCGCAAGCGGGCTTAGAAGGCCCAATGCCGAAATCCATCGGTAGGGGTATAGAGTCAGGTAAGGAAGGTCACTTCCCAATTAAGCCCGCTACGCGGGGCACCCGATTTGGACGTTCTGCTAGGACTTGAACCTAGACCGAGCGGTAATCTGCCGCAATGTGAGGTATAAGCTCACCCGTGCTGCCTTACACTACAGAACGAATTGGTAGACAGTCTCGGACTTGAACCGAGAGACTCTTCGTTTTAAGCGAAGAAGGTATGCCTATTCCCTTCAACTGTCCATATTGGTAGCCGTCACAGGAGTTGCACCTGTACACCCGAAGGCACTAGTGTTTGAGGCTAGCGTGTCTGCTATTTCACCAGACGGCCATTGTTGGTACCCACGGTGAGACTTGCACTCACAATCCTTGCGGCGGTAGCTTCTAAGGCTACTGTGTATTCATTCCACCACGCGGGCATATTGGAAGCTCATGTTGGATTTTAACCAACCTAACAGGGGTTGCAATCCTGCACCTAGTCACTCGGTCATAGAGCCATTGTTTGGAGGAAGGCAGAGGTCTTGATCCCCAAACCCTTGCGGGTTCCCTTTCTTTAGCAAAGAAGTCAAGTCACCCGACTTATTTACCTTCCATGTTGGCAGAGGATACAGGTGTCGATCCCGCAGGAGTTACCCCCTGTATGGCAGTTTTCAAGACTGCGTGCTACGCCGGTAGCATATCCTCTATTGTGTGGCAACCCTGTATGGATTCGCACCATAACCGCATGGCTTCAGAGGCCAGCATCCTGCTATTAGAACACAGGGTATCAATTCATCCCACCGAGGTTACGATCCCCGTCCCTAACGCTTTGGAGGCGCAGATGCAGCCATTACACCTGTGAGATATTTGGCAGCGGGTAGTGGAATCAAACCACTGGCGCGTGGGTTCAAAGCCCACCGTTCTCTCATTGAACTAACCCGCATCATTTTGGTTGGTCCGGTCGGCAACGATCCGACACACTTCGGTTTAAAAGACCGCTACTCTGCCAATTGAGTTACGGACCAATATTTCTGAGGTCTGAATATCGCCGACCCCGCACGCCCGACTGTCGGGATAGTAATGGTTAGCCGCGCGGCACTCGCACTACTACGTATTGGTAGGTTCACTGAGCATCGAACTCAGAACTCACTGCTTAAGAGGCAGGACTTTAGCCAAGTTAAGTTATGAACCTGTATTATCAGGACGCCAACTCTCCGCCGTCCCCAGCTGTCAAGCCTCAATTAAGGTGGGTNCAAANCCACAGGTTGCCCGGCTTTCGGCATTGGATGGTGCATGACCTAGGTAACGATCCTAGCTGGCCTGAAAGACGACAGGGTTACAGCCTGCCCACGCTCCTTACGTGTCTAGTCATACAATGAAAATTGAGCGCCCCGGCAAAGGCGGGACTTGTCTCGTGGGCCACAGGGGGTTGCGAACCTACCCCGATCTTTCCTATCCACGTCTAGCTCAATTGTTGGGGAGGCTATTCGGTTATGCTCCGAACTACCCGCATTCACAGTGCGGTGCTTTACTACTAAGCTATAGCCAACTTGGTATTCCGTATGGGTTTTGCTCCCATCTTTCTCGCTTGAGAGGCGAGCCATCACACTAGCCATGCCACGGAATGTTTGGTAAACCACTAGGGTTATGCTCCCTACTCAGCGGCTTGAAAGGCCGCCCGCCACACTAGCTGCGTCGTGGTTCATATTGGCGAGGTACGAGGGTTTCGATCCCTCTGCCACTCGCAGACAACGAGTGATGTTAGCCAGTACACCAGTACCCCGTACTACATTGGTGGGTCCAATAGGTATCGCACCTATCTGTGTGGGGTTTCAATCCACCGCTAATCTGTCTCAGCTACAGACCCATTAGATAAATCAAGATGTGGAGGAATCGAACCTACCCAGTGCGCCGTCGCGCCATCGCCACCGAGAATCCACGGAGTCGAACCGTGTTTGCTGCCCATTAACATCTTGAAGCTGGTACTCAACCCCAGAGTCGAACTGGGCTCATTCCCACTTGTAAGGAGGGCGCATTCACCACGATTGCTAGTCGAGCATAATTGGTGGACTCTCATCACGATGGCCTAGTCGATCAACTAGATGGCCGTGACTCAAGCCCGAAGTGGTGGACCTATAGGGTAACGCTCCCTACTGGTGCTGCGTGCAAGGCAGACCCGAAGCCTTCTTCATAAGCCCATATTCGTACTATCGTCTAGTAGATAGCCCCTACCCATTAAGGTAGACTGCAAGACCCCGCAAGGTCAAAGCTGGTTGTTCGTCTAGGTAACGCTCCTAGCGCGGGATGGTAAGTCCCGGTCGGTTATCAGCCGACTGCCGTCGCTTGCTGGCTCACGAACATCATTGGTGCCCACCCGAGGTAATGCTCCCCGTTCTGCTGTTTACAAGACAGCTGCATCACTGTTAATGCTTTGCAGGCGTATGATCCCCGGCTCTGGTTCTTCTCACTCGCGGAAGCCGGGACCCGGTGAGTATAACACAAGTGCGACTTGTGTACAACATGGTAGCGTAGGCGGGACTCGCACCCGCAGCCGCGCAGCTTATGAGGCTGGCCATCTTCTATTGATTGTACCACGCTATAGAGCTGTCCCACAGGGCGATAGGTAGTGAGCCTATCCTTTAGAGGCGTTCCCTGTGGAACGTTGTTGGAGCGGGCGTGGGGAGTCGAACCCCTCGATCTTCTGCTTGGAAGGCAGCTGCGCGACCCTTACGCTTTGTACGCCAGCATTGGCGGACCCCTGTGGTTACGATCCACACTCCACCGGTTAACAGCCGGGCGCAATCACCAGATTTGCTTGGAGTCCATAAATCAAAAGCTTCTGGGTTTTGCTCACCCTAAGGCCGAGCCAGAAGCGTGTTATTGGTCAAGGTAGTAGGATTTGAACCTACGACACGTGCTCCCAAAGCACGCATGTTTCCAGACTACACCATACCCTGATGGTAAAACAATAGGGCTTCTTTTTCAATCCCTATACTTATATAGACGTAAGCCAACCCGTTTTCTTCCCTAAAACTCTGGTTTGACTCAAATTTCAGGCACAGCTCATCTAATGAGGCTTTGGGACACCTACCCTGCGCTACGCTGTTCGGGGTTAGCCGTTGTTAAACCCTTCCAAGTTATTCAGAACCGTCAGCTATCCTGCAAGCCGGTCAACAACCCCACCTGTTCCTAGCCAATATACTACAAACCAGAACCAGTGTCCACTAACCTGTTTTATCACAGCTCCTAACCTGAACTGTGCCCCCGCCTCAGAGGGGATGGAAGAGAACCCTGCTTTCTTGTCCTACCACCACAGGGGGGTGTATCACTCACGGGGGACGTGCCGTTGGCACTACTCTCTTACAAGACGTGCCGTTGAAATCTTTCCTTTACATTATACTAGACGTAAGCCGGAGCTATTTCTTCCCGGGCCTACCCAATTCCTGAACCCTCTCTGAATATCGCCCGTCCATACTATCCCAAACAGCTTGGTTTGGACCATCATACACCACCAAGGGCGTAGCCCCCCGGCCTTTCGGGGTGTGGACAAGGAGGAGGTTGTATACGTGTAACCTTCCTCCACCCGTAGAGCGGAGTCGTAGACTCTCTGTCGGGAAGGCTTGCCACACGGGCTCTATGAGCCTCTGCCACTCCTCTGCCGTTATATCCACTCCCTGTCTAAAACTATGCCTAACCCTAGCCAATGGGTCTTCAGCCCATGCCTTACGCTGTCTTCTCCGGGCTGTAGCTGCCTTGCTCTTCCAATGACTCCCCTTCCGTAGCTTGTAAGGCTTGCGCTTCTTCCCCCTCTTGGCCAGCCTCTTTTCTTCCATGAGGCGTGTCTCTGTTGATAGCCTAACCCTACCCTCCATCTCAGCCACTAGGAAGCTCTCAGAGGCTGCCTCGTGTTCCAATGGCAGCTGCTTAGCTCCCACCCTCAGCAGGGGCTTAGAACGCCACACAGGCTGATCTACCCCCATATCTACCTTGAGGGTATCCAACAGTATACCAAGTTGTACTAATTCATCATTTGTTAATTCACTGCTCATACTATACTAGACGAAGCTCAATGTCAAATCTTCCCTGTTCACGCTGTTACACTCTGTTTCTAGTCTGTTCAGCTACCATTCATCTAACTTTCCAACTCGTTTTAACCAGATAAGGGGCCCCACTTCGTTGCACTGGCCGGCCGCACGCGCGGGGGATACCGGCCCGGTCTGTGAATCGCGGCTGAACATGGGCTGGCTGGGTGAACACTGGCTGAATCGACGCAGGGGGTGTGTTGGTGCCCTACAACACTACTGTATTAGATAAGGTTAGCAAGGGGGACTGGGGTGTACTACTGTACTACTACACCACTAAGCTAGCGTTCAGACTTCGTTAAGTATTCCCCAAGGATATGTTAATTCCCCTTAACAATTCCTTCACACTGTCTTAACGACTGGCGTGGTAGCATAGGGAAGCTGAATGGTATAGCTTGGCTTAGGCTTCACTAGGGCCGATCCGTTCAGCGAGCGGCAAGGTTTGATTCAGACAATATTCAGCTAAGATTAGCGATAATAGCGGCACGCTAAAGAAACGAGTCT